CGGTCGATCACACACATGGCCGCTGGCACGTCGTTTCCGTTGCGATCCTGCCCGGTGTTGGCGATCAGGAGGATCGTTGGCTCGTCCACGTCTCGCGCGCGGCGCAGAACCAGGGATCGAGGCGACGACATGAGGTGCCCGGCCAAAAGCGACACGGGCTCGGCCGAATAGCTTTGCTCTGTGTCGGTGAACAGATACTCGCGCAGCGCGCGGCCGTTGCGATCCACGAACAGCGTGCCGCCCTGCACGTCCACCGGCTTCACGTCAGGGCTGGAGCCGTGGCGGCTCGTCACCTTGAGCGCGATGTTGTCGATGGTGATAGGTTCGTCGGGCACATAAATCTCGGCCGAGCTGGTAAAAATCTGGAGGTGCCGCCCAGGATAGATGTTCTGGATCGTCACCTGGTCGTCAATGTTCGGCGCGACCACAATCGGAGATGCGCCCACGGGGTCCGCGTCCTCCTTGAAGTCGAACAGCGCGCCCGCCCGGCTGGCCACGATCACGTCTGGCCGCGCCTTGAAGCCGCCCATCCAGTGCCGCCCCTGGTAGAAGGTGCCGCAGCTCGGATAGCCGCGCGTGGCGCTCCAGAGCGCGTCGAAGTCCTTTTTCCCGAACTGCTTGCGTGACAGCACCACCGTGCCGTCGCCGGTCAGAATGTCGATCACCAGGATCGGCCCGGGCTTCTTGCCGTCCTTGCCAGTAAACTCGACCTCCAGCTCCGCGTTCGCGCCCGATCCCTCGTTGATCCGCACCGCCACCGAGGTGATATCCGGCAGGCTTTCGATTGCCGCCTCCAAGCGCGAGGCATTGGTGGACGCGGTGCCGGTCCAGGTAATCTCGTCGCTGGTGGTGCCGTTGTATTCGACCAGGAGCTTGTGCCCGCTCGCCATGTCGTCAAAGCGCAGAAACTGGATTTCGTTCTCGCCGCCGCCGGTGTCCTCGTCGTCAAAGGAAAACTCGGTGATGGTGTCGAACTCCAGCGGGCTTGACCGCCAGTCTTGGTCGCTGCCCAGGCGCTGCACGATATAGGGCGGCTGGTCCTGGTGGTAGAGGATCAGCGTGTCCAGGTTCGGCGCGGCCTTGATCGCTGCCACCTGCGCGTCGGTGTGCGGGATCGAGATTGCCGCTACCCACGCGCAGGTCGATCCATCGAATACGTCGCAGCACCCGCCGATCATCGCCAGGATATACTCGTCCTCGATGCTAGCGGTCAGGCGGTGAAGCGAGAACGCCCCGACCGTCCCGCCCGAGCTGTAGCCCGCCTCAATCTGCATCTCGACGCCGGACAGCTCGACGGTTGCGCCCTTGAGATCGACGGCCGACGGGTTGTCCACGATCACGCGCCAGTAGCGCGCGGTGCCCAAGAGGGTGTCAGGCGCTGCGCCGAAGCGGCGATCATAGGCGATGTTGCCCACGGAAAAAGTGGCCGCGTCGGTCCACGACGAACCGTCCGAGCTGGCCTGGAGCGTGACGTTCGCCGTCGAGATACCGGCGGGAAAGCTGACGATCCGAAGATCCCGCATGTCGAACAGAGATACCGCCTGCGCGCTGCCAAGGTCGATCCGAGTGACCTCGTATTCGGTTGCCGTGCCGACGCCCTTCGTGGCCGTGCCACCCGACACATACCCGCCGAGCGCCGAACTGTCGAAGCCGTCGAGCGAGAAGGTGTTGGCGGTCAAAACCGTGATCGTGCCCTGGTGGCCGTTGATCGAGCTGGCCAGGATTTGCTCGGCCGAGCCGCCGGTGGAGTAGGCGGTGAAGCCGGTGCTGTCGGTCGCATCCAGCGAGAAGGTGTCCGCGCTGATAACGGTGATCGTGTAAGTCTCGTTGTTCAGCTCCGTCATGCCCGAGACGCTGGTGATCTCGATCTGGTCGCCAGTCGAGAAGCCATGCCCGGCAGCGGTGATAACGCAGGGGTTAGCCTGGGTCGCGTTGGTGATTGAGGCGGTCGAGCCGCTGGGCACGCCCATGCCCTCGACCCCTTCGACCCGCACCCGGTCGCCGGTGGTGTAGCCGTGCCCGGTCGCCGTCACCACGGCAGGGTTGGCGTTGCTTACGCCCGAGATCGTCGCCTCTGCCCCTGTCTCCAGGAGCGTGTTGCGGTCGCCGTCCGTCAGGTTCCCGGCCGTGCCACCGTTCGCTGCCGTGACGGTCGCGCCGGACAGGTCGATTGCGGAGATCGGGCCGCGCTGGAGCGCACGAAAGCGCCAGCCCTCGCGCCGCTTCGCGCCCCCCTGGGGCAGCGGCACCGCGTTCTCGATGATGCGCGCCGAGTTGTAGAAGAACGACACGTCCTCGCGGCTCCAGAGGAGCGGATCGAACTCACCGGCCGAAAGGCTGGTCTGGACATGGCGGCTCGTCGGCATCAGTAGACCCCTCCGAAACGGGCGCTCCAGATCGGATCGTGATCGTCTAGGAGCGAGCGGGTCGGATCGCCGGTTGCGTCGGCCTCGGTGGCGGTGCGGAACAGCCCGCCCCGGCCGAACTCGCTCGGGTTGCCGTAGGCGATCTGGCGGTGGAGCTGTTCCTTGCTGGCGTTCTCCGTCACCGGCAGCGCCAAGGTTGCCGCGATGGCCTCGATTGCGAGCGTGTGGAAGTAGCCCGGCCATTGGCTTTCCGGCACGCGCCAAATGTATTCGATCACCACCGTATCGAAGTCGCAGAACAGCCAGCGCTCTTGGATTTCGTAGAGGAACACTTGGGGCGCGCGCTGCTGCGTCGTGTTGAACACGGACAGAGGCTTGCCCACGCGATCCGTGCGCAGGGTCGGCAGGAGGAAAGCCCGCTTCCATTCGTTGATCGGCGTGCCTGCCGCGTCCTCGGCCAGCACCTTGCGGCGCGTGGCGAAGCTCCAGTCGTGCGATCCGAGGAGCTGGAGGATCGTCGGCTCATAGAGCTGGTTTACCTTCTCGGCCGTGTCGCTGTCCTCCTCGAAAGAGGAGATCGCCGGTTCGCCCAGGCGAGCCAGCGCTTGCGATGCAACGTCCACTCTGCTGTCGGTCATGTCAGCCCCCTAAGAAAAGAGGCCGGGGCCATGACAGCCCCGGCCCGTCCCTCGCATCCACACCCCAGCGGATTAGGCGAAGGCGTCGATTGCCGCGATGGTGACGACGCCGGACGCATTGGCCGAGACGTGTGCATCGAAGTCGGCATCCGAGGCGTGGATCAAGATGCGATCCCCGACGTTCAGAAGGCCAGCGGCCGTGTTGAAATAGCCAGCGCCCTTGACGGCGGCTTTGGCATCGGTTCCGGCATTGTAGCTCCAGATTTTCACGCCACCGCCGGAGCCGCTGTGGTTCTCCAGTCCTTGCAGGTTGAAAGCCATGATGGTTCTCCAGGTTCAGTTTCAGGAGAGGGCGAGCGTCAGAGCCCGCCCCCTGGTGGCGCTTATGCGCCGTCCTCGTCGCAGGTGATCTCGACCACGCCACCGGCGTCGATCTCAATGGAGCCTGCCGAGAACAGCATGTTGGCGAGCCAGCTCGTCTTGGTCGGGATGTAGTTGACCTCCATCCGCTGATCCATCCCGATGGCGTGCCCGATGGCCGACTTCGCATAGGCAAAGGTGGTCCGGTCGCCGCCGGTCAGGTCGAGCCCGCCCTCGGCACGGGTGGCAATCCACTTGAACGACATGCCCAGGAAGCTGGAGATATCGCCGTTCACCAGGGCGCGCACCGTGTTGAAGTCCGCGCTGGTCGCCTCGGTTTCCCCGAGGAGCCCTTCGCGGCCGACGTAGGAGCCCACATAGGTGATATCCTCGTCCTCGCCCACGCCGTTGTCGCCCAGGAGGCGAGACGCGCGACGGAGCTTGTCCACGTTGAGGTTGGTGTTCGCCCCGCCGATGGAGCTTGCCACGGTCAGGGTGGTTGCGGTCGCTTCCAGCGCGTCGATGATAAGCTGGTCCTCGCGGCGGCTGATCGCCTTGGCGATGGAACCGGCCAGCTCCTCGCGCTCGGAGATATTGGTTTTCGCATCATCGAACACGTCGGTGTATTCGGCGGCGTTCCAATCTTCGAGCGTGGCCGTCGCGTTGGTGTGCGCGAGGTTCATCGGCACAACGTCGGTCTGCTTCACCCGGCGGGTTGCCAGGCCAGCGGCCAGTTTCGGGAAGCGGTGGGTCGAGCCGACAACGCCGGTCTTGACGCGCGTGGTGTCGCGCAGCTTGCCCATATCCTGATAGGCGTGCTTCACATCAGCGTCAAAGCTGGCGATTGCTGCGGTAGAGAGAGAGGTGGACATTGCGTCACTCCTTCAAGGTTTCAATCGGGGGAGATCGAGGGCCTTGAGGGTCACGGGCCTGTCGCCTAAGCCGGGTGCCGTTCCTCGCGGGTCTGCATCTTGTGCGCTAATATGCCACCAGCCGCGCAATCTGGCAAGCGCGCATAAAAAAAACGCCCCGGCGGGAGGAGATTGCCGGGGCGTTCCAACAGGGAGGTTTCATAAAGGCTCGCGCCCGCTGCACCTATAGCACGCCAGAGCGGATCGATCCAGTCTGTTGCGGCGAGTTGCCAAACGCCTTTTGCATCAGCCGCTGGGCTTCCGCCATTGCCGCGTCTTTCTCAGCACCGGCAGGCATCCGGCTTGCGGCCGCGTGCTTGGCG